GCCTTTCGCCGAGAGCCCGCATTGGGCCACGGCCACCACGAGTCGGCCGACTTTGATATAGCGGCCCGCCTGATAGCTATAGGTCTGGCCCGCCGTCGTCGTGTTGCCGCCCAGCACCGGCCGCCACGTCCCTTCCGTGTAGAGTTGATTGAAGTATTGCTGCCAGAGGTCGGACGTTACCAAACGACCTTCGGTCACCAACGGCGTTAACAGCGGCGGCACCGGCTTCCCCATTTAGAGTTGCCCCGTGCCGGGACTCGCCCGCAGGTAGAGTCCCGGCCCCCAGACACACGGCGCGGCGTTATTTTGCACAATCTGAAGCACCAGCCGATCCGCCCGCGCGCGGCCCAATTGAAACCACTGGGCCACGGCTTGCCCATCGACCTGAAGGCCGATGGCGGCCGGCATGAACGGCGTCCAGCTTGCGGACGCGCCGTTATTGGGATTCAGCCGCAACATGACATTGGGCGCCGTCAGCCCGCCGAGCGACGCCTCGATCCCAAGCTCGATCTGCTGCAGAAAGAACCATTGATTCTCGGCACTGAGATACGGCGCGGTGCGGAGCCGAATGATCGGCTGTGTGGTGGAGGGCGTGCCTGGTAGTTGATCGGTGTAGGTGTCTAGCGACAACGTGCAGAGCCAGAACGAGTCCACCTGGCCGACCAACGGCGCCGCGAGTAAGCCTGACGCCGGGTTTGCGAACGCGCAACTGGCCCGAGCCGACCACCGCAAGTATTGGAAGTCGCCGCCCGCCGCGGCCCAGGTGGCCCGCTGATGCCACGCCTCTTCCGTCAGGTCATAACACCACGTTTGCCCGCGGCCGCCATTCAGGGAGGGCCACGTCCAACAGATAAACACATGCCCGCGTTGCGTGTAGCTGAGTGCCTCGGCCTCCGCGATATTCGTGCTGGCAGAGATCGCGTAGCTAATAGGCGGCGTCGAAATCACGCGCGGCTGCAGGCCCGCGCCCGCAAAGATTTGCGCGTGCCCAAACTCTTTCGTGCTGCCCACCCAGAAGACGGTATCGGCAATCGTCGTGATCGACTGATAACTGTTCGTGCCTTCGTTCATCACCGAGCCCGGAATCGGAATAAACGGAGTCGTGGCATCGCCACTATCCTGAAAGAGTTCCGTCGTCTTGCTCCCCAGCGCCCAGATCCGGCGGTTGTTGACCGCAAAGCCCACGAGGTTGTCGGAGGTCGAGGACCGGGTAAAGAAATCCGTCGCGGACCACGTGAGGCCATTCATCAGATTGGAAAACCACATCTTCGGCGTGTTCTTCTCGTTCGCCAGAAAATACCCGTCCATGTAGCCCACCATGACGGGGACAAACGACAACGTCACCGTGGTCCAGACGGCCGTCGCGAGATTGAAGATGTAGAGCGTATTAGCCGAGCAGACCGCGAGTTGGTTGCCGCCCTGCCCATTACTGGCAAACGTCACGAGCAGCCCATCATTCGCGACCGGATGCACATTCGTGGTGGTCGTCGCGGGCCAGGCCCATTCAAAAAAACTACCGCCGGCCACGCCAAACACGCGCCCATCCTGACTGAAGAGCCCGCGGCAGTTCACGGCCGGCAACTGCACACCTTGCGAGAGTTGCCCAGGCGTGCCGTAGAACGTCGCGCGTTTGGGATCGGCCGCGTTGCGCGTCGTTTCAAGAAAAATATTGATGCAGTTATCCGCCGCAATACTGGCCGATTGGGTGAAATACGCTTGACCGACGAAATTCGGCCAGAGCGGCATCAGGGCACCTCCGGCGGGAGCGGCGAGGTGACATCGACGTGCGTCCCGACCAGCGCCTGCACGATCACCAGCATCGCCAGCGTCGCATTCAACCGCGCGAGCAGGGCCACGGCCGCCCGCCGCAGGATCAGCGGATCGAAGAGCAGGCCGCTGGTGCTGACCACGTCCGGCACATCCGGCAAGCCCGCGCCCTGCGCAACGAGAATGATCAGCAGACTGCTCGCCGGAATATCTGGTTTCACGGATTGAATCAGCACCTCGGTATACATGGCGCTTACCGTTGGATGCGCTGCGCCCAGTCGAGGAAGACGACGACATCCCCAACCGTGCGCAAGCCGTGGTCGATGCCGAGAAAGCGCGCCGCGTAGTGGAGGACCGCCTGCACCTTGCCCGCGTCCTCAAGGTCGAAGTCGTCGGCGAACTGCGCGACGGGCAAGCCGATCGCCGAGAAGGAGCGATGGACCGCGCGCCGGATGGCCGGGTCGATGGCCCAGTCCTCCTCCGGCACGGCGTCCGGATCCGCGCCCCACGCCAGCAGAATCGCGCCGAGCCAGCGGCAGAACCGCCGCCACTGCACGAGGAGGATCATGCGCCGGCACCCAAGGCCGCGAGCCGATGGATCACCGCCCCGCCGCTGACGTTCGTCGCCGCGCCCCAGGTGATAAACGTGTTGCTCGCCTTCTGCGATTGAAAGCTGGCGATGTTGTAATCGAGGCTGCGCGCCACGTTCGAGACGCGCGCCTCGTCAATGTCGCCGTTGAAGTTGGCCCACTGAAAGGGGCCGGTTTCGAGCTCCACGCCGATGGAGGTCGTATCAAGGCCGGCCGGCGTCACGCCCGCGCCTAAAAATGAGGTGTTCGGACTGATGGATACGCCGTCCATGTGCAGCGCGAGTGATGTCGCATTCGTGAAGACTGCCGCGAGATGGTGCCAGTTCGTATCGACCGTCACCGCGTAAAAGTTAAACTTCGGGTTGTTGACGTTATTCTCGAGCACCATCAGATACGTGACATGGTCGGACGCTTGCCGCCAGTAAGCGAGCCAGAACGCCTCGTTCCCGGTCGCTTTCGACAGCGCGACCATGATGCGCTGTTCGGCATCGGCGAAGGTGGTGTCGGAGAGCTTCGCCCAGCAGTCGAGCGTGACCGGGAACGTCGTGGTGGCGACAGCGGACACCGAGAGATACTTCGCATTGGGGTTGGCCGTGCGGACGAAATGCGCGCCGCCCGCGATGTCCCCTGTCGTCGCCGTCACGCTGTTCGTATTCGTCAGGTTCGCGGGCGTGGTGGTGCTGCCGGCGAGCGACAGCGTCGAACCGTCACCGAGATGGTAGACGTTCGTGTAGCCGGTGTTCCACGCGGCGGTCTTCCCAAACGCGCCGCTGTTCGGGTCCGTGGTGATCGTCGCGTCGCCGTAGAACATGTAGAGGACCGTCGCCGACGCGCGGGTCAGCGTCGGGATGTTCACCCACGCCTCGAGCTTCCCGTTGACGCCGTCATACAGCACGCGCTCGGCCGGATAGCGCGTGGTCTGTGCGACGCTGTCAAAGAAGGCGATGTCGAACCCATCAGGCCGGATGACCCCGCCGTTGCTCGTGTCCTTGAGGTCCGTGTCAGCGGCCTGCGGCCCGTAGCCCCGCCCGATGCACAGCGGCCAGGTGGTCGGGTCGCTGCTCATCCCGATACTGTTGCTCGCCAGCGTCAGTTGCTTGTATTTCGCGAACGCCATCTACGCGCCCTTGTAGCCCGCGATCGACGCCTTCGTGCTCGCGCCGGTCGTGACGTTCTGCACAAAGATGGCGGTCGCCGTCGTCGGTTGTCGCAGCGGCGTGGGAAACGTCACAACCGCGCCACCTTGTGCGGCGGCGGCCGGCACCACCCACAGCGTCGTGCCGTTGCTGCCATCCTGAATCAGCACATCGGTGGCCTGCGTGGCGTGCGTATTCGACACCGTGATCGTGGTGATGTAGTTCCGCAGGCCCGCCGCCGGGGCGGCGACGCACGTCGTGGAGGTGGTGGCCGTCATCTGGCCGCTCGTGACGCCGGAGACAAAATTCTCCGGATTCGCATAGGGCAGGACGATCAGCTTGCCCACCAGATCCGCGACCAGTTGCACCATGCGCCCGGTCGTGACCGCACTATTCTCCGCAGAGACGCCCTGCGCGCCCTGGTTCACCGGATTGGCGCTGACGGCGACGTTCGTCGCGACGTTGCCGCCGACCGCGAGCGTGCCGTTCACGCCGGCCGTCGCCGTGGTTTGCCCGCCGACCTGCGCGAGATTCACGGACTGGTTCGCCGGCAGCGCCACGCTATCGGGCGTCACCAGCAGTTTCGTCATGCTCGCGACGCCCTGCACGGTGACGATACCGCCCGCAGGCGTGCCGGCGGTGCCGGCGCCGACCACGGTCGCATTGAGGGCGGCCGCCGCGGCCTGGGCGACGGTGAGCGGATCGACGTGCTTGACGTAGAGCTCACCCTTCGAGGTGGACTTCGCGGTGATGTTGTCGCCGTCCGCGCTTACCTCCGACGAGGAGAGCGTGTCGCGCCGCACCGCGATGAGCATCGTGCCGGTGGGATCGGTGACCGCTGGGACGTCTTCGGTGTATTGCGTCCCGCCGCCAATCGCGGCGGCGTTGTCCACGTTGACGTGCAAGCGGTGATTGACCGAATCCCAGACATCGGCCTGGATCTTGTCGAGGCCGCGCAGATGGCTGTTGACCGTGCCGGCGTTGTCCCCGACGACCGCCGGGTCCGTAGTGCTGCCGGTCGCCGCATCGGCACCGTCGGCGATTGACACCGCACCGGCGGCGCCACCACCACCACCAGCCGCCCCCCCCGTGGCCGCTTCCACCGCGTTCAACGTCACGACGGCGCTGCCGCTCGTCCACGCCGACATCCGCACTTGCATCGACACCAGCGGCGCCGCCGCCTGCCAGAGGCCGTTCACCGTGGCTTGGGTCGCCGAGACGGTGCCGCCGATCGGCGTCGCACTCAGCGCGGCGAACGTCACGCCGTCGATCGACCCCTCAAACTGGACCGTGCCGGCCCAGGTGCCGGTGATCTGGATGCCGAACCCGGCCAGGCCAGGCGGCGTCAGACGCACCGTGGCACCGACCGAGGCGAGGAGGCCGACGTTCTGTGCGGAGGGCGCCATTTAGATCTGGTAGACCGCGACGAGGTTGGTGGCCGTCGTGTTCGTCGCGTTGATGCGGCGCACCGCGATCGGATAAATCTGCCCGGTGATGACGCCCGACAGCGTGCAGGTCGTGTTGTCGGCCGTGACCACGACCAGCACGCCGGCGCCGCCGCCGACGTAAACGCCGTCGGTGAGTTGCTTGGTCTGCGTGTAGCGCGTGAGGTCCACCGTGTCGGACGGCGTGATGACCTCGCACTTGTTCAGCGGGCCGCGTGTCGTGCCAATCATTTAATAATTCCCGCTTTGAATGTTGTAGCCGTGTTTATGCGCGGGACCGAACGCCGTCGCGAAATCGTTCGGCAGGTCGCTCAGCCGCTGATTCGCGCGCATGATGTTGGCGAACGTCTCGCGCGCGAGGATCGCGTCTTCCGCCGGCATGTCGCGGCCATACGGGCCGGCGAGGCGGCGCTCGAGGTTGTAAATGATCGCCTCCTCATAGCCATCAGGAAAGACATAGCTAGTGGTGCTGAGGTCCGCGAAGGGTCCAAAGTTGAGTTGCACATAAATACCCAGCGAATGCAGCGCATTATTGGGAACCGGCCAGACAAAGACGGTCGGCGCATTCCCAGGGGCACCGATCTGGAACCAAATAGCGGTCGGTTGTGTGCTGGATAAGCTCTTGATTGGGATGGCGGTATACATGTCGTCCGTCAGAACGGCTAATGGAATCTCAATGGGGGGCGTCGTCGTCCCCAGCCGCAGCGTCGCAGACTGGATCTGGTTTTGATTCGACGGCGCGGGCACGGTCGTAATATCGCCGGTTGATGCCCACGAATAGGTGGATCTCCCTGCCAGCAATGGCACGCTCACGCCAGCGATTGCGGACGACGTCAGCTGCTGCGCCCACGTCCCCATCATCTGATTGAGGATCGCGAGCGCCTGCGTGCTCTGCGCCGCCGGCAACGTCACGCCTGGCTGGAACACGTTCAAATTCTCGAACGCGCGCGTGATGTAGGTGAGCGCGGTGCCACTCATCGCGTCACGCCGGCTGACAGCGCGCCCGCACGAGGCGCAGCACGGCCGTCAGCGCCTCGAGCTCGTTGCCGATGCCGCTGGCGGCCTGCGGCCACGACGGCGGATTCTCCGGATACGGGATCGCACTCCAGTTCCCGCGATCCGGCAGCGCATTGAGCGCCGTGAGCGATTTCACGATCACGGTCGGCCGCGTGGGATGGTAGATCCATGACGGGAACCCGTCCGGCGTCACGGCGGCCATCTACTCGACCGCCTTTCCTCGCCGGTGCCGCCCGTTCGCCCCGCGCTCGTGCTCGTGCTCGGGTTCTGGTTCTGGCTCCGGCTCACTCGCCGCGAGCAGCGCGGTCGTCGCCGGCGGCTCGGGCAACCGCTGCGTCAGCAGCAGCAGAATCGCCAGCATCGCCGCGAGTGGCGTCCCCGGCACGTCGATCGGCGGGCGCTGCGGCGGGTTCTCCGGTGACGGCGTCGTGCCCCAGAAGCCAGGCAGCGCATTGAAGGCGGCGAGGCTCTGGACGATCACCGCGGGTTCTGTCCGGCTATACACATATGAGGGGTAGCCATTCGGTGCAGCCATTACTTCTCCTTCGGTTTCGGTTGCGCCCATGACGCCAGGCCGCTTTTCGGCGGGATCGGCGTCACCGGCACGGACGGCATGTGTCCGGAATAGTCGGCTTCAGCGGCGCGCACTTCGGCGGCGGCTTTCTCTGACAGCTTGTATTTGATCTCGTGCTCGCGCTCGGCCGCGAGCTTCGCGAATTCGAGCGCCTGCGCCTCGTGCGCGTCGATCGCCTCGAGCGGCGTCGGCCGGAAGCCGCGCCCGCGGAGCGCGTCGGCCTGGAGCTCGTCGTCGGCGATCTGTGACTCCATCGGCGCGGTCGTGCTCGGCGACAGCGCGCGATACAGCATCATCGGGTATTCGCGAAACACCCACGGGCGCTCGCCTGGGCCGAGCTCGGACGGGTGCGCTTCCCACTTTCTACGCTCTTTGGCGAACGCGCTTTCGGGCGAGTGGAGGATTGACACTTGTTTTACCTTTCGAGCGCCTGCCTAAAACAGCGCAGGCGCTCGTTGAGACATCTCAACTACGTGACGACCACGCCGACCGCACCCGCCACGTTCCAGAGGCCGTTCTCAGCAATGAGCGTGAGCGTGGCGCCCTTGAACGCCGCGAATGTCGCGGTGGTATGCGGCGAGCCCGTCACGGCATCGCCCAGCAGCGTCGTCGCCGTCACGACATGCGCGAACGCCGTCTGCGAGGTGATCACCACGCGCGTGCCGTTCAACGAGAGCGAGGGCGCCGCCAGCGTCAGCGCTGCCGCGGAGCCTTTGTTGATGTTGTAGACGACCGGGCCGAGCGGCTGCGGAATCGCCCCATCGGCGCCGAGCGTCACTGGGTTGTCGATCGCGGGATCGATCAACACGATCTGCCCTGGCGCAATCTGGCCGAAGTCGTTCGGGTTGCTCGAGGTGATGACCGGCGCGAGCACATCGTGTGCGGCAGCCACGGTGCCTTCGCTGCCCCGGCAGCGCACGGTGATCGTGTTCGTCGCCGGCACGCCGGTGAGAAACATCAGCTCGCCATCGATCTGGATCGCTTGCGGCGGCTGCGCGTTCTGCGTGCCGACGGTCGGAAAGCCGGTGCTGGTGCTGGTGACGCCGAACGTGGTCACCGAGGCCGTGATGGCTGACGTGAGCGTGGTTTGTGTCAGGGCCATGTTTTA